GCATTTGGAGATGGTTTAGACTATTTAAAAAAAATTAGCCCAAATAATAAATATATCGGTATTGATTATTCTGACAAAGGAATTTATTACGCTAAAGAAAATTATAAAAATATAGAATTTAGAGTTGGGGATATTAATGATTATTCAGAAAAGGCAGACGTAATATTATTAGTTGAAGTTTTAGAACATTTAGATAATGATAAAGAAATTGTTAATAAATTAAGAAAACTTTGTAATTTTTTAATAATTGCAGTTCCATTTAACGAATTAAAAAAAGGAAGAGGTTTATCAGATGTTCACGTCCATAGTTATACTGAAGAATTTTTTGAAGGTGCAACAATATATAATAATAACTATTTAATAGCAATATATGAGAATACTCCTAGTAGTTGATTCTAAAGGTTGGGCAATAGACCATTTAGCACAAGTTAAAGTAAAATATAATCAACATATAAATTTTAAAGTGATTTATTTGCATCCTCGTGATATACAAGATGACACTCCTGAAGCATCTGATAGGCTTGAATTATTTGAACACGAGGTTAAAGAATTTGAACCAGATATTATTCATTTTGAATATTTCAGAACTGCTGGAATTTTGATGAATAAACTACCGTTTTTAACACAATATAAAACAATATTAACCCATCATAATCAAAAACAAAAAGTATTAAAACAAGAAAATTGGATAATGCAAGGGATTACATATCTCGTTACGCATACTCAAAAAGCAAGAAAATATTTAATCGAAAAATGTGAACAACCAAGAGAAAGAGTTTTTCAAATTCGACATGGAATTGATTTAACTGAATTCACATATTCAAATGAAGAACCAGAAGAACCAAGAGTTGGATATGTTGGTAGAATAGTACCTTGGAAAGGTTTAAAGGAAATAGCATTAGCATGTAAAGAACTCAGATATAAAATACTTTTCATGGGTAAGCAGGATAAACCAGCATATTGGGATGAAATTTTAAAAGAAGGATTAGAAGACGTTTTTGATTTTAGTTATTACAATTGTCCAGATGAAGAACGTAAAAATGCATATCGAAACATGACAATATATGTTGGTAATAGTGAAGATTGGTATGAAGAAGGGACTTTACCGTATCTTGAAGCAATGGCAAGTGGTGTTCCAGTCGTGACGACTTTAAATGGTGTTGCAGATGAATTAGCAAAAGACCAGGAGAATAGTTTGGTTGTAAATTTTAAAGATTATGTAGGATTGAAATATCAGATTAAAAAATTAATGGAAGATAAGGAATTAAGACAGAAATTAAGAAGTAATGCTTGGGACACTGTAAAAAATTTACCAGAACAAAAGATGGCATTAGAATATGGTAAATTATATTATAAACTTCATTTTGAATCGTCTCCAATCGTTTCTGTAATTATTCCAATACGAGATAGAGTTGAACAACTTGAAAAGATATTAGATTCTTTAAAATTACAGACATATAAGAATTTTGAAGTAATTATTTGTGATGATAATTCTAAATTATTAAAAGTTGAGGATAGTAATTTGGGTAAAAATACGTCTTTAGGATTATCAGTGATTCATAATTTAGTTTTAAAAAGTAAAAATAAATATAATTTCCCAATTAAATATATAAATACACATTGTGAAGGATATGGATTAGCAAAAGCAAGAAATATGGGTGTAATTGAAGCACAGGGAGAATTATTGCTATTCTGTGATAGTAGATTGAAACCAGACGAAAATGCAATTAAAGAATTCGTAAATGAGTATAAGAAAAATCCAGAATTAAAAAAATGGTATTTCGGGAATAAGAGTACTGGTAAGGTAAGTTTTGTAGAAAATTTTAGTGCAATTAATCGAGAGCATTTTATAACATTTGGAATGTTTAACGAAGAAATAGACAAATATGGAGGAATGAGCCAAGAGGTTCGAACTAGATGGTATTTACAAGGTGGAGAATTTGAATATATAGATACTGCAAGAGCAGAACAATTAATGAAAGCAACAAAAGATTCTAAACGCCGACAAGATATAATTGATATGAAATTTAAACTATATAAAATGTATAATGAAAGAAATTAAACATATGAAAGAAATTAGAATTTTTAATCATCCATGGCATATTGCCCACCAATACGAATTAATGAAAACGCCAGGTACTAAATGGTCATGGCTTATAAATGCACGCCGAACATATAACGAAGCACCCCGGGGAGACGTAGTTAAGAAATTTGGAATTGATTGGGTTGACCATTATGAACCAGGCAAATATGATGTTGCAATTTTACATGTTGACCAACAATGTTTTGAAGATATTTTATATAAAAGAGGAAAAGGTAGTTTATATCGAGAATTAAATGAAGTGATTACTGATATACCTAAAATTGTAATAAATCATGGGACTCCATATTATCCAGAAATGTTTCCACCTGATATTACAGAAGATAATTATGAAGAAAAAGGATTTACTAAAGGTCAAATTGGAATGAGTAGTGTTTTAATAAATCGTTGTAAAGAAGTAATTGGTGATAATTGGATGGTAGTAAATTCACATGATGCAAAAGAACAATGGGGTCATGGTACAACTATTATTCACGGTTTAGATGAAGATGAATGGTTTGATTTACCAAAAGAACCGAGGATTATTACGACATTAAGTCCAGCTGGTTTAGATAAATATTATGATAGACAATTTTTCAATGCAGTCAAAGAAGAATTAGAAGAACGTGATATTTATTTAAGTCAAGTAATGGTTGATGTCAGATTTGATAATCACGCAAGACCATTTGATGAATATCGAGAATTTATTGGTAGAAGTTTAATATATTTTCATCCAATGAAAGAAGCACCCATGAGTAGAGGTAGAACTGAAGCAATGTTTTCTGGTTGTTGTATTGTTTCAACTCCAACTCAAGATACTACAAGATTCATCAGAAATGGAGAAAATGGATTTATCATTAAGCGTAATCCTATTGAAGTAGCAGATTTGTTAGAAAAATTGTTATATGATTATAAAACTGCAATAAAAATAGGTAAAGCAGGAAAAGAAACTGCATTAGATAAATTTAAAGGTTCAAGATATAGACAAACATGGAGAAATTTACTTGAATATGTAATAGAAAATCATAAAATTAATCAACAAAAAATATGCGAGGAAAAAGAGTAAAACAATTGCGTAAAATGACTAGAGAAATTTCAGGACAAACCCCAACTCAACGTCAATTTAGAAGAGTTAAAAAAGATTATGCTCAGGGAAAAATAACTATTAAAAAGAAATAATATGAGAGTTGGTATTTATCTATTCGAACAATTCCATGGTCGAGAAGGACTCGGTTCATCAAAAATTAGAGGACATTGGTTAGTTAAAAATTGGCCAGAAGCAGAGATTTTTAAAATGGGTCAACAATATGATGTAATCATATATCAAAAAGTTTACCATGTTGAACATGCTAAATCTTTTACAGGTTTTAAAATTTTAGATTTATGCGACCCAGATTGGCTACATTGGGCATATAAAACTAAACAAATGATTGAGGAAGTTGATGTTATTACTACGAGTACTGAAGCTTTAGCAATTGCTCTTAGGCAGATAACAGATAAACCAGTATTTTGTATACCTGATCGAATTGATTTAAGTTTATTTGAAACAAAAAAATTCCATGTTGGAGAAGGAAATTCAGTAGCATGGTTTGGATATTCTGATAATTATCCAGTCTTAGAAAGAGTTATTTCTATATTAAATAAGAATAATTTTAAATTAATTGTAGTATCTGATGGTAATTTTAATGTGTCAACGTCTGAGAGTTTTAAAATGGAAAATTATAAATATAAAGATGCAACTGCATATAATGATATAATGAGAGCAGATATTGTTATAAACCCTCAAATGAAAAAGGGTAAATGGAAATTCAAATCTAATAATAAAACATTAGTTTCGTGGGCATTAGGTTTACCAGTTGCGGAAAATGAAGAAGATTTAATTAGATTTAGAGATATTAATGAACGTAAAAAAGAAGTAGAATTCAGAACTAGAGAATTAAATGAAAAATGGGATATTAAATTAAGTGTTAAACAGTATAAAGACATCATTAATCAATATTGTATTGAAAAAGAGTAAGAAATTTATTTGTATAAAATGTATATCTGGCATTGTCCGACTACAGAATGTCTTGAAAAGGGTGTGATATTATTTAAAACAGAAACTCCTATTTTACAAAATGGGGTTATTAAATGTCCGCAATGTAAGAAAATACATTCTTTTAGAGATATTGAGACTGCTAATAAAAATAACATCAAAAAGTATTTTATCGAATTAAATAAACGTCAATAATCGTTTTAACTGTTTACAAATGTTATAAAATGTGGTATAATGTTAATAGGATGGATAGATTTTCTACAATTTAACATCGAACCTAAGATAAAATCTTAGTTTTTATCGTATCTAAAGGTGGATTTTTATTAAACTCAAGGGTTTAAATAACAAACAGCGCCTATTCTCAAGTGAAAAATGCTAAAACTTTATAGTTTTAATATTTTTTAAGTCAGAATAGGTGTTTTTTTATGCCAAATATATTACAAAGATTATATAAATCAGTCGGAGATTTTATCAAAGTGACGCCAACTCCAACTGCTCCTGCCAATAAAATAACAGGATATGAACAATATGGTTATTCATATTTAAATAATGACGTTAAGAAAACTGAATATTTAAATGAATTAAGGGGTTGGGTATCTGCTTGCGTGACAGCAATCGCAGATGAAATTGCATCAGTTGAATTGGGTTTATATTCATATAAAAATGGAGAAGTAGTTGAAATCGATGATAGTCCTATCATTGATTTATTGTATAAAGTCAATGAATACACTACTAGATTTGACCATTTTTGGATTACTATGGTTTATTTAGAGTTGACTGGTGAGGCACCGTGGTATATCGAAAAAAATGGTAAAAATATAACAGGGATTTATTTTTTAAGACCAGACCGATTAATGCCTGTTATTGATAAAAGTAATAAAATTATTTCTGGGTATACATATGACGTTGGAATGGGAAAGAAAGTTCCATTAGCATTAGATGAAGTAATCTTTTTAAAATATCCAGACCCAGTCAATCCATTAAGAGGAAAAGGAACTCTAGAAATGGCTGCTAGAACTGTTGATGTTGATAATTTTTCTGAAGAATGGAATAAAAATTTCTATAAGAATGCAGCAAAACCTGATAGTGTGTTAAAAGTGAAAACTGATAACATGAGTCCAGAACAAAAAGATTTATTAAAAAAGAGTTTAAGAGAACAATATCAAGGAGTAGAAAAGGCTCACAAGACAATGGTTCTGTTTGGTGATATGGAATGGCAGCAAATTGGAATCAATCCCAAAGAAATGGATTTTCTTGAACAACAAAAATTTAGTAGAGATAAAATCTTATCAATATTCAGGGTACCGAAAGCAGTAGTGGCACAAACAGAAGGAGTTAATTTTGCAAGCGCAGCGGTTGCTCAGTATGCATTTGCTAGATGGTGTATTAAACCAAAACTTGAAAGAATTGTTCAACAATTAAATGAATTCTTGATTCCGATGTTTGATAAGTCTGAATCATTATATTTAGACTACCCTAATATTGTTCCAGATGATGAAACTATCAAATTAGCAAAATATCAAAATGGTTTGATGTATGGTTGGATGACAATTAATGAAGTTAGACAAGCAGAAAATCTACCACCTGTTGATGGTGGGGATTCTATTTATATGTCATATAGTTTAGCACCAATTGGTGGAACTGCTACTCAAGAAACTAAAGAATTGAAAGTGATTAAAGGGAAAAAGAAAATTGCAACCGGTAGATTATACGAAATACATGCAAGAAATAAAGAATACTTCAATAAAGAAAAAGAAAAAAATCAACTCATGAAATCAGTTGAAAGTGTTGTGATACAACGGATAAAAGATAAATTAAAAGAAAAAAATAAAAAAGAACAACCAGTCGAAGTGGTTGATGAAGTTAAACCGCATAAATTTACAACTACAGAAGAAAAACTTGCCTTCTGGTCTACTAAAGATTTATTATTTAGAAAATATTTTCCAGCACTTCGAAGTGCAATGGGAAAAGTATTCGAAGAACAATATAAAGAAGTAGTTGGTAAATTAATGCGTTCAAAATCTCTAGTAGCAATGAAGTCTGGTTCAAGTATTTATAATAAGATTAAATTGTCTGCAAAAAAAGAAGAAAAAAGAATTTTAGGTGCGACAATTACGATATTAGAAGATTTATTTAAAGAATCAGGTGATAAAACATTTGAAGCAATGGGTATTGATATGTCGATGTCTCCCAAGCGTGATGATGTTCAGAAACTAATTATTAGTCAAGGTAAAAAATTTGCAAAATCATCAGTCGAAACGACTAATGGTGATATAGAAAAAATAGTTTATGAAAATGTTTCGAATGGCGGAACTGTTTCAGATTTAAAAACTACTTTAGGTGGATTATTTGATGATGCAGAACAATATCGTGCTGATAGAATTGCACGGACAGAAACGGTTAGATACAGTACTGCTGCATCTGAACAGGCTTATATCGATTCAGGAGTAGTTGAAGCAAAAGAATGGTTTGTAAATCCTGACGCATGTGAGTTATGTCAACCAATGGCTGGTAAAACTGTAGATTTAGGTGATACTTTTTTTGATGTTGGCGATTCAATTGATTTACCCGGTGGTAAAACATTTTCGATTGATTACGAAGACGTGGGTTCGCCACCATTACATGTAAATTGTCAATGTGATTTAGTTCCGGTATTTATAGAAGCAAAATCAATTAATAAGAAACCAGTATTAAATAAAATTCTAGTAAATAAAATAAAAAAAAATAAATAGTAATAAAATATAGAATAAATATTATAAAAAAATATCTATGGAAGACTTCTTGAAAGCAATTGCTAATTATGGGTTTCCGATAGTAGTTGCAGCATATCTTTTACTGAGAATGGAAAAAACGATTAATGATTTAGTCGCAGAAATCGTTTGTATAAAAGAAAAGATTAATGAAATTTATCAAAGACTAGAATAATATGATAGAAACCATATTACATTTATTGAACACACCATATTTGTATCTAACACTCGGAGTAATTTCCGCACTTGCAATGTTTATTTCTCCAATCATTGCAAATGGTGATTATCGATTTGCCACTAAAATGACGATTGTATTAACTATATTTGTATTTTTTGTAACGATATTACAGTATTCACATTTTCATTTGTATGAAAATTGGAGAGCATATGAGTGGAGTCAACCTGTTATATTAACAACAATGGTTGCACTTGCATACAGTTTTGGGCTTTTTTTAGGAATTGCGTTATATCGAAGAGTCCATAATGTAATAATTAATTAATTTATCAATATGAACGTAAAACGAATAAAAGCATTAACAGAAAAAATTGATGGTAAAATGGTAGCCATTGCATCAACCGAGACAGTTGACAGAGTTGGAGACAGTTTGAAGATTGCAGATTGGGATTTTATTAATTTTAAAAAGAATCCAGTTTTGCTAGCAGGTCATGACTATCGACCACAATATGTAGTTGGTGTTGCAAAAAATATTAGAATAGACCAAGACCATCGGGTAATATTTGAACCAGTATTTCATGAAATAACAGAACTTGCTTCTCAAATAAAACAAATGTTTGAAGAAGGATATCTGAAAGCATGGAGTGTTGGTTATATTCCCGGAGACACTAATGAATTATTGGAAGTTTCTGCAGTTGCAGTTCCTGCAAATGCTGAAGCACTGATGTTATCTGTTAAAAGTTTAGATGGTGAACAAAAGAAAGAATTAGAATCTAAATTAAAAGAATTTGTTGATTCAGAAAATAAAAATGAAATCATTGAAGAAAAAGGAAAGAAAGCAAAAGAAGGAGATGACTGTACTTTAGATGATGGGTCAGAAGGTGAGATGATAATGGATAAAGAATCAGGAAAATTAGTATGTAAAATAAAAAAGACAGAAAAGAAAAGTGAGGAAGTCAAAGTTGAACAAACTGAAATTGAAAATGTTGAAAAAGACATTATTGTCAATGTCGGTGAAGAATCTAAAGAAGAAGTAGTTGAAGAAACAACAGTTGCAGAAGAATTAGATGAGCAAGAAAAAATGAAACAGAAGTATGAGAATTTAAACAAAGTTGATAATATATTTTATGCATTTTATAAAGTATATGTTGATAGTAATACTGCAGTAGAAAAATTTAGTGAATTGGTTAAAGAGTTATCAACTCTGTTAATGAATTTAGCCGGTGAAAATGATGTTGTTATTAAAGGATTATTAACTGATTTTTCTGGTGGGTTAAATGATATTTTAGAATTAACTACTAAAGAAGGAAAAGTAATATCTGGAAAAAATAGAACGTTAATTAATAATTGTGTAGATGCACTTAAAAATAGTACTACAGAATTGGAGAAACTTTTAGAAGCAACGGATACATCTAAAGCTTTAGACACTCCAGACCCTGTAATACACCCAAAGGTCGAATCAACAAGAAAGACACTGAAAAACTCAATCCCTGAAAGTAAAGGTGAATTGACAGTGAGACTCTTGAGAGAAATGAATAAACTTTCAAGTTATGGCTTGAATAAATTAAAAAAATAAAATAAAAGTTATATGGGAAAGAAAATAGTTAAGATCGATGGTAAGACTTTCATTGTTGATTCGGAAACAAAATCAATGGAGGAAGTAGTACTTGACGAAGAAAAATTAGATGAAGAAAAGAAAGATGAAGAAGTAGAAGAAGAAAAAATCAAAGATGCTGCTAAAGATGTAGTAGCTGGTCTAGGTATTGATAAAATTTTTGATGAATTATCAAAAATTAATTCAAGAATGGACACAAGAGATGCACCGGTCGAAGAAAAGAAAGCAAAAGGATTATTAGATTTAGAAGCATTAATGAAAAAAGACATTAAAGAAATGACAGTTAAAGAAAAAGTAGTAGGATTCTTCCAAGCGATGATTCAAAATAACACTACTGTTTTAAAAGCATTATCAGAAGGTACTCCTGCCGATGGCGGATATCTTTTCCCTGATGAGTTTAGAGCAGAGATTATTAGAGATATTGCAGAAGGAAACTACATGAGAAATGAAGTTAGGATTGTTCCGATGACCAGAGATGTCATGAAAGCCCCAACTTTGGCAACTAAACCGAAGGTTGTTTGGACTGCAGAAAATGCAGCTAAATCCACTACAACTGCTGCATTCAACGAAGCAACATTGACTGTAAAGAAAATGGCTGCAATTTTGTATGCATCTGATGAATTGATTGAAGACTCTACTGAAATTGATGTCGTATCATTCATTGTAGATTTATTTGCTGAAGCAATTGGTGAAGAAGAAGACAGAGTTATCTGGTTAGGTAATGGAACAACTCAACCAACTGGTATCGTGACTGCTAGAGCAGCTGGTACAATTGGCTCTGTGACATGTTCAGGAAATTTGTCATTTGACAATATCATTTCGTTAATCTATGCATTACCGAAAAAATATCATAAAAATGCAAAATTCTATGTTCACAGAACTAACATTAAAGAGTTGAGAACGATAAAAGAATCTACAAGTGGTAAATATATTTGGTCAGACCCAGGTGCTCCTGGTTTGACTCCAACTATATTTGGTTATCCTGTTGTTGAATCAAATGAACTTCCTGAATCTGAAATTTATTTCGGAGACTTGAAACAAGCATATTGGTTCGGTGATAGAAAGAAAATGTCAGTTAAAATATCTAACGATACAGAAACTGCATTTACTCATGACCAAACTGCTATCAGAGTAGTTGAAAGAATTGCTGGAAATGTTGTATTAGGAAATGCTGCTAAAGCATTAATCTCAATTCCGTAAACCGAATTAGTTAGTTAACATAATGTGTGGGGAGTAGTAATAAGGCTACTCCCCTCATATATGATTTATATGACAAAGGTATATTTATTAAGAGAGTATAGAAATCATTCGTCTAATACGATTATAGACGTTGAAAATAATGAATTAAACGGATTAATACTATCTGGTACTGCTAGATTAGCCTCAACTAGAGATTTTTTAGTTAAACCATTATCGACAATACAGAATGTTTTTTCAAAGGCATTTAATTCTGCACCTAAAACAAAATAGTATATGTTAAGTATTGTTATCCCAAGTTATAAATGATTGTATGAAAAAAGGTCAAAAAATGACAATAGAAAGTAGAAAAAAGATAAGTGATTCTCGTAAAGGTCAAAAATCTCCAAGGAAAGGAGTTAAACTTTTAGTTGAAGCAAAACAAAAAATAAGATTGGCAAATATTGGTAAAAAGATGTCAACAGAAACAAAAAATAAAATTAGTCAAACGGTTAAAGGCAGAAAATTTACAAACGAACATAAAAGAAAAATCGGACAGTCAAATAAAAGACATAAAAATTTTTTAGGTAAAAAACATACTGTTGAAACAAAGAAAAGAATGAGTGAAGCGTAAAGGGGTGAAAAAAGTCATAGTTGGATGGGTGGAATTTCATTTTTACCGTATTCAGTCGATTGGACTAATACTTTACGTCGGAGTATTCGAGAAAGAGACAAGTATATTTGTCAAATATGTCATGAATTACAAGGTGATATTGCATTTTCAGTTCATCACATAGATTATAATAAAAAGAATTGTAATCCAGGTGAAAAGTGTCATCCTAAAACAAATCATAACAGAGAATATTGGAAAATATTATTAGCTAAAATTGTATGTTATCAATAATTATACCATCATATAGAGACCCGCTATTACAAAAAACAATAGATTCTTTATTAGAAAATGCAGTCGGTGAAATTGAGATAATAGCAGTCTTAGATGGATATTGGCCAAACCCACCATTGAAAGATGATTTAAGAGTAAAACAATTACACCTTGGTAAAAATAGAGGGATGAGGGGAGCAATTAACGCTGGTGTCGATATATCAAAAGGTGAGTTCATCATGAGAGTTGACGAACATCAAATGTTTGGAAAGGGCTATGATAAAATATTAACCGAATCATGTCAACCAAACTGGATAGTCACGCCTAGAAGATATTTTCTTGACCCAGTTAAATGGGAGTTAATGGATTTACCATATATTGATAGTATGAAACTAGTTATTACAGGTGGTAAATTTTCTGGAGCACATTGGAGAAGTCATCAAGAACTTCACAAAGATGATGCAATATACGAAACGATGGCTATGCAAGGTTCTTGTTGGGTCATGTCTCGCAAATGGTGGAATGATGTTATAGGAGAATTACAAACTGAAGGATATGGGCCTCTTATACAGGATTCACATGAAATGGTATTTAAAACTTGGAAAGCTGGAGGTAAATTAATGGTGAATACTAACACTTGGCATGCTCATAAACATCGAAGTTTTCCCAGAACTCACAATAATGGTACGACTGAAAATCCTGCTAATTGTGAACAGGGGTATAAATATGCTTTAGAAGTCTGGGGTGATTATTATGAAAAAGAAATAAGACCTAAGTGGAGTGTATGAAAATACAATTTGAAAGTTCGACTTCTTGTAATGCTAGGTGTACTTTTTGTCCTAGATACGAAATGACTAGACAGCGGGGGGAAATGAATGATGAATTATTTCATAAAATAATTAAAGAAAGTAAGGAATTTTGTAATCCACAGATAGTTCCTTTTTTAAACGGTGAACCTTTTGTTTTTTCTAGAATTTGGAAGTGGTTAGATTACATGAAAGAACAAAATTGTAGAGTATATCTTTATAGTAATGCAGAATTTATAGACATTGATAGAATAATAAAATATCCTAATATTCGTTATATTTGTTGTAGTATTAATGCTGCCACAAAAAGAACTTATGATAAAATCATGAGAGGTCCTGATTATAATAAAGTCAAACATAACGTAGAAGAATTAATTAAAAAAGCACCGTTTAAAGTTTATTCGTCAATGGTTATTACATCAGATAATCAGAGTGAAGTAGAAGAATTTAAAAAACAATGGGGTCGACATACCATATTTGGAGAATTTAAAAATTGGGGTGGTGCAAGACATGACGAAATTGAAAAAAAAGGAATTAGAGTTCCTTGTCAATCATTAATGAGAGCAATTACAATTTTATGGGATGGTAGAGTTGCTGCATGTTGTATGGATTATAATGGTCAACTAATATTGGGAGATGCAAATAAAAAAACCTTATCAGAGATTTGGACTGAATCAAAATGGTTAAGAGATAAACATTCTAAATTAGATTTCAGTATGATTCCTTGCAAAGATTGTAATCAGAATATATGAAACAGGTATTAACATATTTAAGTTTATTTAAAGATTTTAATGATGAACATAAGATGTCAGTTAAAATCCAAATAGATAATAGTCTTAGCTTAGGTTGGAAAAAAGAAGACATATTGTTATTTACAAATTTTGAGTATGAATATAATGGTGTAAAATCTATCATAATTGGAGATGAAAATTATTGTCAATTTTTCTTTCCTGCTACTAAGATATATGTTATTGATTATATGTTTAGAAATGGATTAGTTGAGGATGATTTATATTGGTATCATGATTTTGATTGTTTTCAATTAGTGTCGTTTGATGAGATTAATTTAGACAATTCAGAAATTGGATTAACTAATTATGGTCGAATGCCCCGTTTGTGTTCTGCAAGTATATTTTTTAAAAAAACATCTGGTGATATTTTCAGTGAATTAAAAAAATGGGTTGACCAACATAAAAAAGATGAAGAAACTGGATTTGCAAAAATAATAAATTCAAATATTGAATATCAAAAAAGAGTAAAAAAGATAAATATTAGTTATGCATTTCATTTATTTAATTTTAGACATTGTTATATTGAATCAGACAAACCTATTAAAGCAGTTCATTTTCATTTAACATCTGATAAATATGATTTTTTTATAAAAGGTAAAAATAAATTAAATCTAGTTATAATACCAGATAGATTAATTAAAATATTTAACGAACATAATTTTAAATATGAATAATGATAAAACGATAGTATATTATACAGCAAATACAGAAGAACCAGCATTTGAACAAAGAATTATTGATGACCTTAAGATAAAAGCAGGAGATATGCCAATTATTAGTGTCTCAAGAAAGCCAATTGATTTAGGTACTAATATTTGTGTTGGTGAAGTTCCTCATAGTTATACGAGTGAGTGGAAACAGTTATTAATAGGTCTTAAAGCTGCTAAAACTAAATTTGTCATTGCTGCTGAATCAGACTGTTTATATCCACCAGAATATTTTTCATTTATACCATTGGAAGAAAAGACAATGTATAATTATAATAATATATACATTATTTGGAAATATAAAAATGGTATTTATAAGAAAACTGGTTATTGCGAAGGTGCTCAAATTTGTGATAGAGAATATTGGATTGAACGACTTGAACCATTATTACCAAAAGACTGGGTACCATATACTAGAGATGAAGAAAGTAAATTAGTTAAGATGATTTTTCAAAAAAGAAAAGAATTTACTGGTAATCCAGTTATATCTTTTAAAACAAGAGATGGTGTTAGTTATCGAACAACTTTTATTAATAATAAACTTAAAGAATTGCCCTATTGGGGAACAATAAAGCAGTTAAGGACAAAATTTTTATGAGCGAAATGTTTACGATTCAAGCCAGGTCAATGAAAGCAAGTGAAGGTTCACACATTCCTGTAATAATTAAAGTAATGGAAATCTCAGATGGTCCAGTTTTGGAATTAGGGACTGGATTAAATTCTACATCAGTTTTACATTGGTTGTGTAATGCTCAAAAGAGAAAAATCGATTCATATGAATCAGATAAAATGTTTCACAGACATGCTTGGAATTATAAAACCGATTGGCATGGTATTCATAAAGTAGAAAACTGGGATAAGGATTTAAAAATTGACAAACATTGGGGAGTTGTATTTATCGACCATGCACCAGGCCAAAGACGCAATGTAGAGATGGAAAGGCTAGCCAACAATGCAGATTATGTAATAGTGCATGATACAGAACCTAAAAGTGATTGGCATTATAAATATTCTAATCATTTTGATAAGTATAAATATAGATTTGATTACACTAATGCATATCCACATACTTCAGTATTCAGTAATTTTAAAGATTTATCAGAGTTAAAAAATTTATGAAAATTATTGATGGAATAAAAATATCTGGTAAACCATTTGAAATTCCAGACAGTTCAAGAGATGATTTACCTCAGTTTTTTAAAGACATGGGATATAAAGTAGGTGTAGAAATTGGTGTATATAAAGGTGAATTTACTGAAAAACTATGCAAAGCGGGTTTAAAAATTTACGGAATTGACCCTTGGATTACGTATAAAGATTATCGAAAACACCCATCTGAATTACCTTATGATGAATTAGAGAGAATTACAAGAGAAAGATTAAAAAATTACGACTGTACTCTTATAAAAAAGATG